AGAAGGAGTAAAAAACAGTATCTTTAAACAAGAACATATTGAAGAAATAGCATCTTCAAGAATGTCAATTTGTGAAAGTTGTGAACTTATAGATAGGGTGGGTACTAAGTGCTATATGGCAGGTACGCAACCTTGTTGTGGTGATTGTGGATGCAAGTTGTCATTTAAGACAAGATCATTATCTTCATCATGTCCTAAAGGAAAATGGAATGCAATCACTTCTGAAGATGAAGAGGATGCTATTATTAACAGCATAAAGGATTAACTATGTTATCATTTGAGCCAGAACACCATAAGTACAAGTCACTTGATCCAAACGATAATATTGACTGGATTAGTGTGACAACTTTGATTAGTTATTTTAAGCAGCCCTTTGATGCTAAAGCTATTGCAAAGAAAAGCTCTAAGAGCAGTAAGAAGTGGCAAGGTCTAACTCCTGAAAAAATAAGAGAGATATGGAAAGCTGAGGCCAAACGTGCTACTGATTTAGGAACGTGGTATCATGACCAACGAGAACATGACATCACAAGTTGTGATACCATTAATCGTCATGAAGCCACATTGCAGGTTATTAAACCAATTGTAAATGAAAAGGGTTATAAGGTTGCATCTTCTCAGAAATTATTGCATGGCATATATCCTGAGCATCTTGTATACTTAAGATCAGTTGGTGTTTGTGGTCAATCAGACTTAGTTGAAATTGCGCATGGCTTGATACATATTACAGATTACAAAACAAACAAAGAAATTAAAACACAGTCATATGTGAACTGGGAAGGTATTTCACAAAAGATGAACCATCCTGTATCTCACTTAGATGATTGCAATTACTATCATTATGCACTCCAGTTGTCTGCGTACATGTACATGATACAAAAGCATAATCCTACACTAAAACCAGGAGATTTAATTTTACATCACATCATATTTGAGACTGATGGTGAAGATCAATATGGATACCCAATTGTCAGTCGCACTGAACAAGGAGATCCTATTGTCAAAGAAGTTATTCCATATAACTTACCATATCTTAAAGAAGAAGTTTTGGCCATATTCCAATGGGCAAAAGAGAACAGAGATGAGTTATTAAACTTCTCAAAAAATAAAAATAATGATTAAGTTATTTGACATACAAAATGGAGTGCTTGTTCCTACAGAACATTGCTATGCATTGAAAGCTCTTAAAGATATAATGGATGTCTATCCAGAGGAATACATGAAAGTTTACCAATACCTATTTTATATGTCATGTCCCAATCCAGATGTTAATCCATTTTTTGACGTTAGAGAGCATGAAAAAGAAGAGCTTATACTTACTCAGCTACAAGCAGAGTTTTCTACTGAAGATGAAGATGTTATTGCAGCACTTATATTTTGTAAGAAACTTTATGAAACACCTACGTACAGGGCTTACATGGGTATCAAATCTATGTTGGATCGTCTTGCTACTTATATGGAACATACCACAATTCAACATGGTCGTGATGGTAATATCACTGCGCTTGTCAACGCTGCAGCAAAGTTTGAACAAATTCGTGGTTCGTTTAAGGGAGCGTATAAAGATCTTATGGAAGAACAAAAAAGCCAAGTTAGGGGAGGGCAGAATCTTGCGTACGACCAATTCTAGAAAGATGGAACAGTTCATGTTTATAGTAAAGATTGAGCATATATCAGAAGGAAAACTTCTGCAAAGAGAATTACCGTGTGTTCCATCAAGAGGTGACTGGTTAGAAATAGGTTCAGAAAACTTTGTAGTTAAAAATGTTTCTTGGAACTTATCTGACAGAAGAACAGTAACTTTACTAGTTGACAGACCAAAGTTTTAATATGTTTAGAGATATACCAACATATGATTATGAACTTGAACAGTGGGGATACACAACGTTTGAGACTAGGGAGGATCTTATAGAGTTCCTTGATGAGATATTTAAAGAACCAGGTAAATATGAGTTTGATGAATGTTCTCTTATGTTTAATGCAGAAGCTAGAAAGTTCAATAAGAATAGAGTATACTGTTTAGCACCTGAACGCTCAAAGGATTTTATACATTACTGGGATACAGAGAAAGAAAAATGTAGAAGAGGAGTTATATTCAAAAACAAAGGTAAGGCATGGTACTTACCACGCGATTACTACATGTGGCTAAACTTTCTACCTATCTACAATAAAGAGGTAAATAGATTTACATTTGCTGATGTGCGTGATGCACAGTATCATATGGCTCTTTATGAAGAGTTAGCCCAACTTAAAAACAAACACGCAGCAATACTTAAGAAACGTCAGATTGCATCTTCATATTACCATTCTGGTAAAATCATCAATCTATTCTATTTTGAAGAAGGTTCTGTATCTAAAATGGCAGGATCTCTTAAAGATTATATCAATGAGAAAGGTACATGGCGTTTTCTTGAAGAGTATCGTAACTTCTTAAACAAACATACTGCATGGTATCGTCCTTGTAATCCAGATAAGGTTCTTAACTGGGAACAAAAAGCTGAGGTTACACAAGGAGGCAGAAAAGTAGATATTGGATTAAAGTCAGTTATATTTGGATTGGTACTTGAGAAAGATCCAACAAATGGTGTAGGGGGTCCATGTACTTTGTTCTTCCATGAGGAAGCAGGAATTGCTCCCAAAATGAGTACAACACTTGAGTACTTACTACCTGCCATGAAGTCTGGTATGATGTATACTGGTATGTTTGTGGTTGCAGGATCTGTGGGTGACTTGGATCAGTGTGAACCTTTAAAGGAACTTATACTAAATCCAGACTCAAAGGACATCTTGGCTGTTGAAACAGACTTACTTGATGATCAAGGAACTAGAGGACTATGTGGTTTGTTTATTCCAGAACAATGGTCAATGCTTCCATGCATTGATGATTATGGTAATTCTCAGGTTGAGAAAGCATTAGAAATGATTCTTCTTGAGCGCGAAGACTGGAAAAAGAAATTGAAACCAGAAGATTACAGACTTCGTATTTCTCAGAAACCTATTAACATCAAAGAGGCTTTTGATTACAGAAAGGACGCAAGATTTCCTGAGCATTTGGTTTCACAACAAATCAGACGCATAGAAGATAAAGAGTATCCAATGGAGTTTGTAGACTTAGTGTGGGAAGATGATAAAATTGTTCAGAAATTTACACGCAAGTTGCCAATTATGGAATTTCCAATATCACCTAAAACAGAGAACAAAGAAGGTGCTATTATCATTTATGAAAAGCCAATAGAGAATCCTAAGTTTGGAACGTATTACGCATCTATTGACCCTGTATCAGAAGGGAAGACAACTACATCAGAATCATTATGTTCTATTTTTGTATACAAAACTTCACAAGAAGTTACTGTTCATAAGAAAGATGGTTCTGTAGAATCATTTGTAGAAAGTGATAGAATTGTGGCAGCATGGTGTGGACGTTTTGATGACTTAAGAAAAACACATGAACGACTTGAACTTATTATTGAGTACTATAATGCATGGACTTTGGTAGAAAACAACGTGCATTTATTTATACAGTATATGATATCAAGGCGTAAGCAAAAATATTTAGTGCCTAAGAATCAGATTATGTTCTTAAAAGAACTAGGTAGTAATAATAATGTTTACCAAGAATATGGATGGCGTAATACAGGTACACTCTTTAAGGCCAATCTTGTCTCTTACGCTATACAATTCTTAGAAGAAGAGATAGATGTTGAAACTAAGCCAGATGGTACAATAACCAAAGTAACATATGGTGTTGAGAGAATACCTGATTTGATGTTGCTTAAAGAAATGCAGGCTTATAGAGATGGACTTAACGTTGACCGCTTGGTTGCATTTTGTGCGTTAGTGGCATTTGCACAAGTTCAAGAATCAAACAGAGGGTTTGGAAAACGCACAGAACATGAAGATCCTCAGAGTTTGCAAAATACAAATAAAAATACTAACTTATTTATGAGTCCTTTTCGTCATATTGGTAATACTGAACATAGTTCAGAAAGTAGCCTTATGCGAAAACCAAGGAACCCATTTAAAAACATGAGATAATATGCAAGTATTCAATGCACTGCAGCTAAAGAATGGCGCTAAAGCTGACTATAACAAGATGGGTACATTTACCCAACCTGTGCAATTTCTACGCTCAAAAGAGAAAGATGATGCATGGGGTGCTTGGAATTTAGATTGGTATGAAATGCAAGGTCTAAAACAGATACGCAGAAATGCAAGACGCTTGTTAAAAAACTACAAGTTAGCAACTGGTATTATTGATAAGACTGACTACATAGTTGAGGAAGATAATGATATGGCTGAACTAGTTGATGTTCTTACAAAAGAGGACACCTCAGCATTTGAGTTGAAGTTTTTTCCTATCATACCAAATGTGGTCAATGTAATGGTTGGCGAATTTGCTAAACGTAATGACAAAATCATGTATAGATCAGTTGATGATTTATCATACAATGAAATGCTTGAGCAAAAAAGAGCAATGGTTGAAGAAACATTGTTATCTAGTGCAGAGTTGAAAATGAAGATGAAGGTTGAGTCAATGGGATTAGACCCAAACAATCAAGAACAACAACAACAAGCACAACAAATGATGTCTCCTGAAGCAATAAAAACTTTACCAGAAATTGAAGAGTTCTTTAAAAAGAACTACAAGTCAATGGTTGAAGAGTGGGCATCACATCAGCATAATGTTGATACTGAGCGTTTTAACATGAAAGAACTTGAAACATTAGCATTTAGAGATAGTCTTATTGCTGACAGAGAGTTCTGGCATTTTAATATGTTAGAGGATGATTATGAAGTTGAGGTATGGAATCCTGTAATTACATTTTACCATAAATCACCAGGAGCAAGATATATCTCTCAGTCTAACTGGGCAGGTAAAATTGATCTTATGACACCTGCTGATGTTATTGATAAGTATGGATACATGATGAATGGTGAGCAACTTAAAAGTCTTGAAGCCATTTATCCAGTAAAATCTGCAGGTTATATTCTTCCAGGCGTACAAAATGATGGTTCTTTTTATGATGCCACGCGCTCGCATGAGTGGAATGTTGATGGGCCATCGTTAGGAATGCGCCAATTTACATCATATCGTGATACTACAAATGCATATGGTGATGATATTATCTTAAAAATCTTAACTGAGTCTGAAGATCTACTAGACTTTGACAATACAGGTCTATTGCGTGTAACTACAACTTATTGGAAGTCTCAGAGAATGGTTGGGCATTTGACACGCATTGATGAGCAAGGCATGCTCATTGACATGATTGTAGATGAAAACTATAAGGTAACTGAAAAACCTATCTATGATACTACTGTAATTAAACAAAAGTCAAGAGAGACTTTGATTATGGGTGAGCATATTGACTGGATATGGATTAACCAAACATGGGGTGGTGTAAAGATTGGACCAAATAGACCTACATTCTATGGCAATACAGACAATTTAAATTTCTCTCCTATTTACTTAAATGTTGCACCAATCAAGTTCCAATTTAAAGGTGACTTTACATTATATGGTTGCAAACTTCCTGTAGAAGGAGCAGTATTCTCAGATAGAAATACCAAATCGCGATCTCTTGTAGATAAGATGAAACCATATCAGATTGGTTATAATCTTGTAAACAATCAGATTGCAGATATCCTTATTGATGAATTGGGTACAGTTATCTTGTTAGATCAGAATGCATTACCACGACATTCTGCTGGTGAAGACTGGGGACATGGTAATTTTGGTAAGGCGTATGTTGCAATGAAAAACTTTGGTATTTTACCATTGGACACATCTATTACTAACACAGAAAATGCTCTTAACTTCCAGCATTATCAAGTACTCAATCTTGAGCAAACAAATAGATTGATGAGTAGAATCCAATTGGCAAATCACTTTAAGCAACAATGCTTTGAGACAATTGGTATCTCACCTCAGCGTATGGGTGCTGTAAATGCACAAGAAACAGCACAAGGTATTGAGCAAGCTATTAACCAAAGTTATTCTCAAACAGAGATGTACTTTGTACAGCATTCAGAATATCTAATGCCTCGCGTGCATCAGATGCGTACAGATTTAGCACAGTACTATCATTCTCATAAACCAAGTCTAAGACTTCAATACATGACAACTTTAGATGAGAAGGTTAATTTTGAAATGAATGGTACAGAGCTTCTAGCAAGAGAATTGAATATTTTCATTTCTACCAAGGTTAATCAGAGACAGATTATGGAGCAGATACGCCAACTTGCTCTTAACAATAATACATCTGGTGCATCTATTTACGATTTAGGTAACTTGATCAAAGCAGATTCACTTGCAGAAATTACACACACCCTTAAAGGTGTCGAGGAGAAAGTACAAGCTCAGCAACAACAACAAGCTCAATCTCAATCAGAGTCTGAGAAAATGCGTCAGGAAGGTGAAAACAAACGTCAAGAGGCTGAACTTAGATTTAAAGCTGAACAAGCACAACTTGATAGAGATGCTGAAATTCAGATTGCTGAAATACGTGCTGCAGGGTTTACTGGTATGAAAGATCAAAACTTAAATCAGCAAACAGATTACATAGACACACTTGAATATCTAGATAAACGAAGATTGAAAGAACGCGACCAACAAATGTCTGAAACACGTGAAATTAACAAGATGATTGAAAATCAAACACAGAGTGATTTGCAACGTCAGGAAATGCAAACTCGTGAGAATATTGCAGACAAACAATTACAAATTGCAATGGTCAACAAAAATAAATATGACAAGAAAAAATAGTTTAGCCATATACTGACAAAAACTTTATTTACTAGTCATTGTCAGTTTAAATTTTTGAAGTTTATTTGCTAACTTAATATTGAAGAAAGAAGAAGAATCCACATAAAACAGAAAGCATGGAAAACACAAACAAACCAAATACTGATACTCAAGACGTGAGTTCAGTTACGATTGAAAACATTGATGACTTTTTACCTCTACCAGGGGCAGACAGTGTGGTTACATCAGAAGAAGACGAGCCAAAAACAGTTTTCTCAAAAGTTGAACCAACTGACTTAGGATTTTTGGATGGTGCTGAAGATTCAGACACACCAAAAGTAACGAAAGAAGAGTTAGATTCTGCACTATCAGAACTTGATGGTGAATTTGATGAATCTGATGATGCTACAAAACCTGGTCGTAAAAAGATTGACAAGAGTGGAATGGTAGAAACATTCTCAAAACTAATGGAAGAAGGAGTTCTTTTAGGTTTTGAAGATGACAAACCAATGGAAGATTATTCTATAAAGGATTGGAAAGAATTAATCCAAGCCAATTTAGAAGAAAAGGAGCGAGCAATACGTGAGCAAACTCCAAAAGAGTTCTTTGAAGCTTTGCCTGAAGAATTACAGTATGCTGCAGAGTATGTTGCTAAAGGTGGTAAGGATATGAAAGGCTTGTTCAGAGCATTAGCTCAAGTTGAAGAACAGCGTTCATTAGATCCTTCAAATGATGAACATCAGGAGATGATTGTACGTCAATACCTATATGCAACTAATTTTGGAAGTGGTGATCAAGCGTTAATTGAAGACCAAATTGAAGAATGGGTCAATAGTGGTACAATTGCAAAACGCGCTAATCAATTTAAACCAAAATTAGATGATATGCAAACGCAAGTTTTGCAAGCTAAACTGCAACAACAAGAGCAGTTTAAAATGCAACAACAACAGCAAAAAGAAGCGTATATGGAAAACATATACAACACTTTAAAACCTGGAGATTTGAATGGTGTAAAGGTTGATAACAAACGTCAGAAATTCCTATGGGATGAGTTGACTACATTAAAGTATCAAAGTTTACAAGGAAAACCAACAAATCTTTTAGGAAGATTGCTTGAAGAATATCAGTTTAGTAATAATCCAAGATATGACCTTATAGCTGAAACATTGTGGTTATTGTCAGATCCAGATGATTATAAAGAACAGATTAGAAGACAAGGAAGAAATCAAGCAACACAAGACACTGTAAAAAAACTTAAGACTGAAGAAGCAAGAAAATTATCTTCAACAGTTGCAGAAGAAAGGGAACCAACAAGCTCAAGATCATCTTTGAAAAAACCACGTAACATTTTTAGTAATAGATAACGTATTTTAATTTTTAACTCTAAATAACAAACAAAATGGCAACACCAGTTTTAAACAATGGTCTGTTTTTGCGAGATACAAACTACAAAGTTTCTTCTCACATTGACTCATACCACCTAGTAAACATGCTGAAGTCTGCAGAACCTATGGATTTGGGTCCTGTTGATCTTTGGGCAATGTCTCAAAAAGTAGAAATGCCTCTTTACCAGATGTCTTCATTTGGTGGGAAGAACACTATCATGGTGGACACACCACGTGGTGAGTACAAATGGCAAACACCAATTGTACAAGATCTTCCTTACATCACTGAAGATATTGAACCAACTTCTGCGATTCTTGGTCAAGATGGTACTACTTTCAAAATCAAATTAAACAGACGTGTGTTTGGACATGGTGACATTGTCACTTATGACAAATACAAAGGTTTGGAGATGTACATCACTGCTGATGATATTCTTCCTTCTGCAGATGGTTTTATCTACACTGTTCAACTTGTGAACAACAATAACAATGCATCATTGGATCACAAATACTTAAAGCCAGGAACTAAATTCTTTAGAAAAGGTTCTGCTCGTGGAGAGTATGGTGAGCGTTTCTCTGACATTGGAGAATTGTCAAATGGTTTCCGTGAGTACTACAACTTTGTTGGTGGTGCTGAAGCTCACGTACACTATTCAGTTTCTTCTCGTGCAGAGATGATGATGAAAGGTGGTTTAAATGCAGATGGTTCAGTTCCTGTAACTGAGATCTGGCGTTCATTTGACAAAAACCTTGATCCATCTATTGCAAACATTGACCAAATGTTGGCAGTTATGGGTAAAGAGTACATCAAGAAAGCATATGACAATGGTTCATTGACTCGTTCATTCTTGACTAAAATGGAAGCTGCTCACTTAACTAAGATTTCAACAGATATTGAAACTTACTTAATGTGGGGACAAGGTGGACGTATTAAGCAAGATGGTCCAGATGATATGAGATTATCTGTTGGACTTTGGGCACAGTTGGATAACTCTTACAAGCGTATCTATAACAAATCAGGATTTACTCTTGACTTGTTCCGCTCTGAGATCTTCAACTTCTTCAATGGTAAAGTTGAGTTCAAAGGACCAGATCCACAACGTAACTTGATTGTACAAACAGGTATGGCAGGTATGAAAATGATCAACCAACAAATCAAAAAAGAAGCGTTTGGTACAGGTCTTACTGTCAACATGGATCAGTCTGGTGTAGGTGCTATCTCTGGTAACAACGCAATGGACTTGAACTTTGGATTTGCATTCACTAGCTACACAATTCCTTTCTTGGCAAATGTGAAGTTTGTATTGAATCCAGCATTTGACAACGTTCACACAAATGATATTGAAAACCCAATCATTGATGGTTTCCCATTATCTTCTTACAACTTTATCATCTTTGATATCACTGACAATACAAATGACAACATCTTCTTGTTGAAATTGAAATGGGATAGTGAGTTGAAGTGGTTCTACCAAAATGGTACTATGGACTACATGGGACGTTCACAAGGATTCCAGTCTTCTGGAAACTTCAATGGATACCGTGTCATGATGTCTCAAACAATGCCATCTATTTGGGTTAAAGATCCAACTAAAGTGTTGAAGATTGTTATGAGAAATCCAGTGACTGGAGGATCATTCTAATTGTAATATTCAAACCAATATACAATGGCAAAGCAACTTAAACGTATGAATGCTGGTGGTAGTAGCACAGGATTCAATGCATCAACAGGAAGAAAAATGACACCAAATATGGTTGGATCTGGACCTAAACCAGCTCCTAGTGGTGTAGATAATATGAACACCAATACAACTAGTGGTCAAAGACTTAGTTATAAAAAAGGTGGGTCTGTTGCAGCAAAGAAGTCAACTATGACACTTGCAAGAAAACGTAAATAAAGACGCTCCACCTCCTCAATATCAGATGTGAATCTGATGGAAGCACGCCAGGAAGACCGCAAATCTTCCTGGTACTTCTGAAAAGTAACAGCCTTGACGTGGCTCAGAAGCTAAGTAGCAGAAATGCGAAACCAATGTTGCTAAGAAGAAAGAAAAACACTATTAAAACAATTAAAAATGGAAAACATCACAGTAGTTGAAAAAGACAGGGCACAGAAACGAACAAGTAGTGTCTCTATCAAACCTTATGTTAATTCTTCTATCTCAAATATGGGATTGGAGAAATGGGAAATGGCAGTATTTGAAGGAGTAGTACATGAAGAAGTAGTAGCATGTCTTGAGTACAATGGTATTAAAAGATATGTAACTGGTCTTAATGAGTTTGCACCTGAATTGAAATCATTACCTGAAGAAGAAAGACTTGCAGCAATTAAAGAAATTAGATCAACAGTTGCTCAGTTAGAAAAAGAATTAGCATCTAATGTAATTGATCCAAAAGATGAAGAATTTTGGAATAAGGTAAAACTACTAAAACCAGACAACTCTGAATTTTGGGAAAAGATTATTTTAAGAATGGGTAATGATCCTGTGTTTCTTGATCCTACACTTGATCCATATGACTTAATTAAGTTGCGCGCAATTGAAGCAGGTGGTTTTTCATTAGTAGCAAAATCATTAGACCAAGCAAGAACAAGTGTGACACACAAGTTTTATTTGGACAGATATGAAGAGACTGTATCTATCAAAACAGAAGTTAAGAAATTACGCAATAAAGCACTTTCTGAACTTCAAAAACTTTATGACAAAAACGCTAACAAGTTGTATTTGGTTTGTAAGGTGATTGATGGAAACTCTACACAATACAGAAAATCTACTCCAAATGATGTACTATATGATAATATGGATAAATACATCAATGGTGAGTCTGTTGATAAAGATAAAAAGAAAACAGCTTCTAAGTTCTTAGAAATCAGTGCTTTAGACATGGAGACACTAAAACTAAGAGCTGTTGTAAAGGATGCTAACTTCTATAAAGTAATTGCAACACGTGGTGATGGAAATATCTATCACATGAAGAGTGGAGCAATGCTTGGAAAAACTCCATCTGAAATTGTTGAGTATTTGAAAAATCCACTTAACGAAGAGATATTGATGGATGTAGTACGTAATGTTGAATCACACTGGAATAGCTAATGGATAACAATCTACTCAGAATAAAGATCTATGAGCGTTTGAATAAACTCGCTTCATTTGACTATGACAACATTGAATGTTGGCAGATAGTTGAGGCTTTTAACAAAGCTCAGTTAGAATGGGTGCGTAGACAAATTCACGTATCACCTACACATCCTGAGTATGATGAATCCTCTAAGATGCAGATTGATGATGTTCAAAATATATTGCTTTCTGATTCTATAACAATAGCTAAACGCGATCTATTTTATGAAACAGAGTTGATTCCTGCTGACTACTTATACTTTAAAAGAATGTCAATCAAGGGTATCAAAGACTGTTGTCCTGCACGTGCTCTAACAGTATATCTTGATGAGACTGCTGATGTAGATAACTTGTTGTCAGATGAGTTCAAAAAACCAAGTTATGAATGGGAAGAAACATTCTGTACAATGCAGAGTAATAAAATTCGCATTTACACAAACAATGAGTTTGAACTTGATGATGCAGTATTGACATATTATAGAAAACCACGTCCTATTCAGTTTCTTGGATGTATTGATATCTCAACTGGTTTAGCTGCTGGAGCAGATGTAACATGCGAGTTTAAAGATGATGTTACAGAACTAATGATAGATGGCGCAGTTGCAATAATAGCAGGAGATATTGAATCATTCAACCAAATGCAACGAGGACAACAAAGTCAACTTTCAAACGAATAAATTAGAATATTATGGATTTCACTGGTGGATACTCATTAAAAAGACGCCCTTTGATTACAGCAGCTGTGGATAAAGAAACTTATCACAGTTCTGAAAATCCTCTTGACGAAGAGGTGGCAGAATTAGGATATAAACTTATGGATGCTGCAACATGCTTTCATAAGTTACATCTTAAAGTAAAAGACCTAGGTTCTTTTGCAGCACATAAAGCTCTTGGAGATTTATATGAAGCATTACCTGGGTATGCAGATACTCTTATTGAAGGGTATCAAGGTGCAGTAGAAAGAATTGTAGAATGTTCTCATGAAGAAGAATATTCAAAAAAAGTTTGCAATTCTGTTGAAGATGCATTATCTTATATACGAGAGCTTACTTCTGAAGTAAATGAACTACAAGCTATGATGCCTTATAGCGAAATAGTAAATGATCTTGACAATGTCAAATCTACATTGAACTCAGCCAAGTATAAACTCAAGTTTTTAAAATAAATTGTTAATTGTTTTTTTTGTTTAATTTTTAAATCTATTTGTTATGGCTTATTTTCCACATGCATTTCAAAAAATGCTAGTTGCAACTCACCCTGCGGGTGGTGTGACTCCAGTTCCATTCCCTAGTGGTGGTTCTACTCCAGCAACAACTGTAGCTATTGTTCCAGGTCAAGTTGCTATTGTTAACGCGTTGACAAACGTACCTATTGACCCTGCTGTTGCTCCTACTTATGGACCAGCTACAACTGCGAATGCTTATTCTCAAGTGTACTTGGCACAAGGTAGCTTCCATTCATTGGACAAGATTGGTCCTTTTCATGGTGGTTACAAAGAGACTGTAAAGTCAAAAGGTATCAATGCTAAGTTTGTAAGTTCTTTCTACAGAACTGATCCTGCAGCTCCAGTAAACGATGTTCTTGAGATTTGTCAAACTAACTGTGGTCTTACTTGTGACACAATGTATGACTTACGTTTGGATATCAAAGGTTCTCCAGCATTACGTTTCTTGAATCACAACTTGTATCAAACACTTAGTGCATACTCTGGATGTTGTACAAATCTTGTATCTCCAACTACTCCTGACTTAGTTGACCCTACAGTTGTATTGTTACAATGGGCTGATCAGATTAACAGTGTTTCTTCTGGTAATAACTCTACTCCATTCTTGAACCAATTTGTTCAAGCTGTTGTTTGGGTTAAAACTGCATTGGCAACAACTGCTTCTGGTACTATTGGTACATCAACACTTACTGTTGTATCTGCAGGTTCTGGAGCTACTGCAATTCAAGCTGGTAACAAAGTTAAAATTGCTGGATACTCTGCATACGTAGGACCTACATATGTTGCTGCTTCAACTACTGTTCCACTTGTTAACCAAAATGGAACTGCATTTGTTTTACCTGCAACAATCACTGCTGGTACTGCAATCTCAATCTATCGTACAACTACAACTGCAACTTATGTTCCTGCTACTGGAGCTGCTGCAAATACTGTTAGTTCTTGTATTGATATCATTGGTGCATACGTAGATACAGTATTTGGTGACTGTTCATTTGATCCTAAAGATCACTTTGAAACTGAGCCAATCTTGCTTTACGCTTCTGTAGCTGCTTACGCAAACAACTCTAACGATCTTGGTGGTGATACTTGTTCAGTTTCTTGTTTAGTAATTACTGAAATTCAAGAAGCAAGACAAGGTAAAGGATTTGGTGAGACATTGGTTCGTGAACTAATTCTTGCTAAACGTTACCAACAAGAACCTTGGTATTCTGATCCACGTTTACGTGAAGTATTGAATGACACTACTCTTGGTACAAGTAATTCTGGTGGACCAGAAATTGTACGTGGTACAAGATATAGTGTTTACTATTTACTACACAGCATTCCACGTAAGAATAACCCAACTAGTGTGATGGATAATGACCAATACTTAGTTAAGATTGTTGTTCCTAACTTTACAACAGCTGCTGGTGCAACTGCTACAAGTTTAACAACATTCCAAACTTGGTGGAATACTTGGTTAACTTCTGCTCAGTCAGGCGTTGTCCTACAGGTTGTTGCGTAATAGCATACCTGACTATTATAAAGAGGAAAAGAAGGGCATTGCGCTCTTCTTTTTCTTTTTTGTTGTATCTTTCAGAAAAATTTCTTAAATTTTATTGAAGCGGTATTTAAAATCTGCAACTATGGCAATAACACACATATTACAGTTAGATGTACCTGAGACAGCTTGTGAGAATATCATTAGAGTTGTTGATACATCAATATATGCTGATCCAGCAATATTACCAATAGAATGTCAACAATTAGACATTACTATTCCAGGAACTAATCAGCCTGTTTATATAACATTAGGACTTACGCCAAACTTTTGCGCAGTATTTGATGCTACAGATTTAGGAATTGATTGTCCTCCAGGTTCACCATTACATGATGGCCTTTACACTATACGATATAGTATTTCTCCTAATGACCAAATGTATATTAAGTACTATCATTTGAGAACAACTTCTGCTACAAACAGATACTATGGAGAAATTTGCAAATTACATTTGCAAGAATGTGAACCAAGTTCAGAAGAAAAACAAAAATTAGATGACTTGAGATATATCAAGATGCTTATTGATGCAGCTAAAGCAAAGGCAGAATACTGCCATGCACCAGAGCAAGGAGTTGAGATGCTGTCCTATGCAAATAGACTCTTAGACAAATATATCATGGGTTGTTGTATTACGTGTAGATAACCATAAAAACAGAAGAATATGAAATGCACAAATTGCGGAGCTAAACTTTCATGTAGTTGCCAACAAAGAATTGCGTCAAATGGTAAATCAGTATGTTCAAACTGTATTACAGTGTATGAACAATCATTGAAACCAAATGTAACGCCAGAGAATCAAGGACCATATGTATGGGACATACCACATAACTATTATCCTAAGAAGTAATGGATACACAAGTTTACATAAATGAATTGTTTGCTGACTCTTTATTTCAAGAGTTTAACAACAGTCGCTTTGGCATTGAAGGATGTAAAAAGCGATTGGATCCTGATTTGGCATATGAAATGAAAAACATATATGAAAGAGGATTAGAGCGTCAGAACTGTGGACTTCCAGCTGCTAATAGTTGTTGTGGCTATAATACTGTAAAAGAATATATTAACACATTATAAATGAAAGCATTACCATCAAACATTGATAAATACAGAAAGTCAGGTTGTATGCCTGTTTCTGCATCTTGCGTTACGTGGGATGGACCAGATATTCCATGCATAGATTTATGTAAGGGTGACACAATTGATGTAGTGATTTATGAAATGGCAAAGATTCTTTGCGATATAACTGAAAATGTGTTAGATGTATCTAGTCTTGATTTTGAGTGTCTTTTGGAAAGAGGTCAATGCCCACCTGATACATTACTTGAAACATTGCAGTTAATAATCTCACAAGTTTGTTTACCACCTGTTGATCCACCAGTACCACCTATTCCTGATATAATTGCTCAATTGCCAAGTTGTTTGCGATACATTGATCCTGAAACTGGTGATCTTGTTACAGCATTGCCAATAGTTGAGTATGTTGAGTATCTTGCTCAAAAGATTTGTGATATACTCCTTAGCATAGGAAGTATTGAGTCAGTACTAAACTCAATAAATACTCAATTACAAATTATTCAGAATATCATTGACAATGGTGGTGGAGGTAGTTCTGTACCACCTATAATTAATATTACTACGCAATGTTTAAGTGGAACTGCTCCTGGACAAACATTAGCAATTGAAACTGCATTCTCTAACATGGAACAAGCATTGTGTAGTTACTTATCAATACTAGGTACTTTAACACAATGGCAAGAAATGTTCAATACAATTTGTATTGATGAAGCAACACCTTTGCCATGTGGTGAAGGAACCTATGGTGATATAGCTGGTTGGATTACTAATCCTAGTACAGCAGCACAATCAATGACAAATCTTTGGTTAGTTGTTTGCCAATTGAATGATTGCATGTCAACAACACCTGCAATCCCTTGTGTAACCGTTCCACCAGTATCTGTGACAATAGCATCTACAAGCACTACAGCTGCAACTATAACATGGGTTGCTCCAGTAACTACTGGATCACAAGCACCAATAGCGTACTTGATTCAAGTATACGATATCTCTGGAACAATACCACCATTATTATCTGTGACAGTTGGGCCAACGCCATTATCTTACAATCTTGTTGATCCTGCATTTACAGTAGGTACAGAGTATATTGTTAGAGTTTCTGCAGTTTATGATTGTGGTACATCAAGTCCTGTTGAAACAACTGGTGTATTAATAGATGAACCATACGTTGGAAAATTATTCTACAGATCTACTACAATTGTGGCTAAGCCAGCAAATTGTACTAATCCAATAGGACCAGTAGTTACACCATATAACCCTACACAAACAACACTAAGAGTTGATTTGTTAGATGGCACTGGAGGTGCATTGATAAATACTGGAACAGCAATAGAGGTTACAATACGAATTGAATATGTTGCTTGTAGCACAGATCCAATAGTAGAAACAGATCTTGTAATTACTATTCCAAATGGTCAATCTTTTGGAACTACAACATTCTTCTCAAGTGGATTAATTTATTGTCCAGGTGAGGGATGTATAAATGCAACACGAAGTGTGCTTTGTTTTGTAGGTGCAGAATTGGCAGGAGGTGCTCCTTTACCAAGTACAATAGGATTAGATACAACATTGACAATTTTAGGAACATGTTAAAAGATTAGATATGAGAAGCAAAGATGGATGTATAAAAACTTCTTCAAACTGTGTGATCTGGGAAGGTCCAGATATTCCATGTTTGAAACTATGTAATGGTGATACAATAACAGAGGTGTTATATAAACTTGCTATCAAGTTTTGTGATACATTGGTAAT